AGGCACTGAGCCAGACGACGCGGAATAACCATTGGGATTGGTGGCAGTCCACGGCATCGACGCGATTGGAGCCCGGGGGCGTCGTGATAGGAATTATGACGCGCTGGCACGAAGATGACATCTTCGGGCGGCTACTGAAGGGCGGCGGGCAGATCCGGCGGCTGACCCTCCCAGCGTTGGCGGAGCATGGCGACCCCCTCGGGAGACAACCGGGGGAAGCGTTGTGGCCGGAGCGCTATCCGGCTGCGAAGTTGGAGCAGATGCGGGCGGAGCGGTCGGAATATTGGTGGAGGGCGATGTTCCAACAGCGGCCCGGCAAGTGGGGTGAATCGAAGTGGGGCCAGTACCTCGGGGAGAAGGTAACGGCAGCCCGCTGGCCTGAGGCGTTCGAATTCTGCGTGGTGGCTGTCGATCCGTCGCTAGGTGCGGACGACCGCAAGGGCGACTACTCGGCCATCGTCTTCGTGGGGCGAGCGTCTGGCAAGCTGTGGGTGGATGCGGACATCCGGCGACGGAGCGAAACGGAGATTGCCGTCGATGCTGTCGAGATGTATGCACGGCATCGCGCTAACCTAATGGTTCTGGAGGGCAACGGTTTCCAGCGAGTGCTGGCGGAGTCGTTCCAAACTGCGGCTATGTCTCGGCGGCTGTCGATGCCTCTCCAGACAATTGTGAACACCGGGAACAAGGTGCTGCGGGTGTCGAGTCTCGGGCCGCTGCTGGCGGCGGACATGTTCCGTTTCAGGGACAGTGCAGGTTGTCGGCTGCTCTTGGATCAGCTAGGCGAGTTCCCGCGAGGCGATCACGACGACGGGCCGGACGCACTGGAGATGGCTGTCCGTGCGATCAACGGGGCAGCGGCAGCCCTGCACGACGATGCGGAGGAACTGGCATTCACTCCATGAGCCTAGGCCGATATCGTAGTCTGATTGTGCTGTGTGTCTGCGGGCATCCGATGCGGGTGCGGTCGAGCGTGGGGCGGATTGAGTACCGCGAGTGTCTGCGGTGCGGACGACGTGTCAAAAGGACGAGGCGGGACAATGAGCGAAGCGATACGGAACCTGATGGAAGCATTCGTCCCGGAGACAATCGACCGGAGGGGCTACCTCTATGACGATCCCACGTTCGGCTATCCGACAGCGGTCAACCCGTTCACATCGGCTACAGATCGGCTGGATGGGCGGTTCAAACCGTACTACGACTCGGAAGTTGATTTGGCCTACATCCGTGGTGCTGCCCGCAATCTGGCACTGCTGACGCCCGTTAACGCGGCGGCATTGGATCGGCTGGCGGAATACACCTTCGGCAACGGCTTCGAGTTCACCGCACAGGGCGATGACCAGCAGTTGGTGGATCTGTGTCAGCAAGTCATCAACCGATTCGTCGATGACGTGGACATGACCGGCACGCTGGATCGTGAGCTACATCACCGCAGCCGAGAGGATGGCGAAGTCTTCGCGTACCTCGAACCGGGCAAGGCAGGTCGCCCGGGGCTGTGCATCGTGGAACCCGATCAAGTGCGGGAGCCCGGCAACACGCGGCAGTTGGACGAGTGGCTGGCCGACTACGACGGCGTCACGTCGTGGAGCTTCGGTGTTCGTTCTCCTGCTAGCCGTCCGCACATCGCGATGGGCTACCACCTGAGCCGAGATGACGGCGGGATGGATTGGGATTACGTGCCTGAGCGGAGGATGCTGCACATCCGGCGAAACGTCAGCCGCAATGCCAAGCGGGGAGTGAGCGATACATTCTTGATCGTCGAGGAGATCGCCAGAGAAGCCAAATTGCGGCGGAACATGGCTGAAGGTGCGGCCCTGCAGTCCGCTATCGCGTGGATCTTGGAAGCCCCCCCGGGAACGAGCCAAGCGAGCATCCAGACGCTGGGGGCGAGCGATGCGGTCGCACAGTACGGGCGGCAGATTGTCGGCGGTGGCGCGAAGCCGCAGAACGTCCAGCGGTATCGACCGGGGACGATCCTCAAGCCGTCGCCGGGTCTGGTCTACAAGCCCGGTCCAATGGGAGCCGAGCGGAACAGCGGCTTTCTGGAGGTGTCGCAATACATGCTGCGGGTGATCGGCGTACGCTGGGCGATGCCGGAATACATGGTGTCCGGCGATGCGAGCAACGCCAACTACAGCAGCACGCTTGTAGCGGAAAGCCCCTTCGTGAAAGCCCGTGAGGCCGATCAGGCGTTCTACTCTCGCGAGTTGATGCGTCTTCTGTGGAAGGTGCTGCGGTACGAATGGGAACGCGGCATTCTTCCCCAGAGGCCGTGGCAGGAGATCGAAGCGGCCATCGAGATCACATGCCAAAAGCCCAGCGTGGCCAGTCGCAATGCCCGAGAGTTGGCAGACGTGGCGGCGATCCAGTTGAACGCGGGGATCTTGTCGAAGAGGACGGCAGCACGTCAGGCCGGTCTGGACTGGGAGGAGGAGCAACGCAATCGAGCGGAGGAGGCACCTGCGGCCCCACCTGCGGCCCCCAGTCCTTTCCCAATGCGAGAGGCTGAAGAATCCTACGATGCCCCGGAAGCCGCTAGGAACAACGCGAAGAAGGTGCTTCGCTGGCGAGATGAGCACGGCGACGCGGTGCAGGGGATGACGCAAGTCGGCTGGACTCGTGCCAATCAACTGGCCAGCGGGGAGCGACTCTCCCGCGAGACGGTCGGCAGGATGGCAGCGTTCGCACGGCACCGGAAGAACGCGGAGGTGTCGCCAGAGTTCAAGGCCGAGCCGTGGCGAGATGCGGGATACGTCGCGTGGTTGGGATGGGGCGGGACAACTGGCGTTGATTGGGCGGCGGGCATCGTGGGGAACGTCTCCGAGTCCTGCGATTGTGGCGACTGTCGCCAAAACAACGGCACACTGTCGGCGGCTGTGACTGCGGCACTGGAGAGCGTGTCTACCCTGCCCGAAGCCCGGGCCATTCTTGGAAATCTGCAGGAGAATTGCGGCATCGGTGCAGGCGGATTCCAGCCGGGAAATCAGTGTGCGGGCGGGGGAGGCGGGGGCGGCTCTATGTCTGGTGCTGTAAAAAAAAAGACACCCAAACAGAAGCCTACGGCGACGCAGATCAATGCCGTGAAGGACTATACGACGGACAAGTTCCAGAAAGTGAACTCTGAACTGCGATCCGGAAAACCAAGCGTTGACACGCAGAAGATCACAAAGTCCCTCGATGGTTATTTGGAACGTGCACCCAAGAAGCCGGGGCGGACTTTGCGATCATTCCAGATTGATACAGAAACCGAAGCCGGTCGAAAGATCGCTTCAATGCTGCAAACCGGAGGGACATTCACGGACGATGCCTATATCTCGACGCGAGCCAAGGCAGCATCGGGAGAGGCTGAGGCGTTCAAGAGCAAGGACACATACAGGGGAAATGTGATTCTGGTTGTGAATGGAAAAAGCGGCGTTGATATCACTGGGGTATCAATGCAGGGACGAACGGAAGCGGAGGTGCTGTATCCGCGCGGCACAAAGTTTAAGGTCACAAAGGCGATCCATACACCGTCCGGCGGGATCTTGGCTGAGATCAGCGAGATTCCAAATTGACACTTTTTGCAGGAGTTGAAGCAATGCCATTGAAGAAGGGGAGCAGTCAGAAGGCCATTCAGGCCAACATCCGGGCCGAGATCGCAGCCGGGAAGCCCCCTAAGCAGGCCGTCGCGATTGCCATGAGCAAGGCCGGGAAGAGCACGAAGAAATGAGCGAGTTGGCCGACAGGATGGGCGTGGAGCGTGATTTTGCCCGGCGGCTTTCGCGACTGACCGCACGGCAGCGGCGAGAACTCCGCGATCTGCTGGGCACACCTCCCGACGTGACGCGGGTCACTGCTGCGGACTGGTCACGCTGGGAGGATGAGCGACGGCAGGAACTCACGTTGATCCTGTTGGCGGTGATTCTGGCCACGTACAGGCAGCACGTCGGTGAACTGGTTGGCGAACAGCCGGACGATGCAACGGCGGCGGCAGCCTATCGCGAGGCGGTGGTCAAGGCGGCAGCGATGGCGGCTGAAAGTGCAGGATCGTCGATCAGCACAGCCCGCGACATTGTAACGGCATCGGCTGACGTGCTGCGGACCGGCACGGCTGCAGACGTGGAAAGCGTGCTGGTGTCAGCCCTAGGTCCAGAACGTGACGCGGTGACGGCTGCCACGGCCACGACACAGGCACAGACGGCAGGCACCGTTGCGGCACGGCTACCAGTCGAGGCTGCGGGGTTCAACATGGTGACGCGATGGGTGACTGAGCAGGATTCGAAGGTCTGCCCGCTGTGTCGGCCCCTTAATGGCAAGGTGCCTGATCTGTGGGGGCTGGTGCTGGAAAACGCTCTTGCACCGGGCGGGAGTCGTGCTGCTGCATCAGTTGTCGCGAACGGTGGCCCGCCTGCGCATCCAAACTGTCGGTGTTACCTGCGAACGACTCGCGAGCCGCAAGCACGTCGGGTGAGAGTGTCG